CGCTTCCTGTGTATTCTGTGATTTATCCATGCTATTTAGACCCTGCAAGCCGGGTATTGTGCGCCATGGTTGTTGAGGTCAACCAAGAAACCTTGTTTGTGAAGAGGCACTAGTTTGGTTGATCAGTCAACCTATTAGTATTCCTCAAAGTGTTGAAATATTCGTGCAAATCCTTCATAGCCGCAGCTCTTCCGCAGTTATAGGCACGACCAGAGTCTGACAGATCGGGTTGTATGCTGTTTAGAACCTCAGACTCAATCTGGTCTGTGATCACTTGATTCATGGCGCGATAGAACGGATCGCCGTCCATCACCGAGATGAATGCCTCCAGTACCTTCTCTTGTGAGATTCTCATTTATTGCACTCCTAGGCGTCCTGTGACCGCATTCTGCTGTTGCTGCACGCTGAACTGCAGATTCTCAAGGTATTTCTGCAGGTTGGCTTGGAATAGCGGGTCCTGCTGAAGTTGCGCTTGATACTTCGGATTGCTCTGCAGCACCTGCTGGCTGAACTGAAGACGCATTGTGGCCGTTGGATCGTTCTCGCGCAATTGAGGCGGATTTCCAAGCGACATCAACGCAATCTCGTCGTTTGTCTCGTTAAACATCTTCTGCGCTGCCGGTCCCTGCTGCATCACAAGCTCGGTAGCAAGCGTAGGATCAATGGCTCGGAGCGCCACAGAGATCAGCTTGGCCCGATCAATGACGCCGGCAGTGTCCAGAGGCAGGATCAGTGTCGAGATTGCCTTGAGCTTCTCGCTCACAAGGTCGGTGCTCATCTCGCGCACGTCGAACTTCAGCATCACATCAAAGTCCTGCACGTCTTCGCCAATCTGCACCTGAGATCCAGTGATGCGCTGAACCTCAATCGGCCCCATGTACTGTAGGGTCAGCGAAAACACCTGACGGAAGGCCTCGGTCCACCCGTGAAGCCAGTTGTTTATGGTGCGTTGCTGACGCATCTGGGTGACCGCAGGGGGCACTTTGTCTGTCGGGCGACCAAAGTACCTGTCGGTCTGCGCCATGACCTCGTTAATGAGCGTAAAAGCCACTCCCGGCTCACGGGCGGGAGGCTGCATGAAACCAATCTCACCGCGGCGCAGCACCGGGATCTGGATCGCCGGACCGATCTTCAGGTTTCCGCCTCTGGTCTTCGGGACTTCGATGGGAGGCAGCGTAGCCAGAGACGTGTAGTCGAACACCGAGTCGCGCTGCGCCTTGATTTCCTGTTGCCACGTCGAGCAAATCTCGGGAACACCGCGTGATTCCACCAGTTTCCGGTGGATCAGTTCGCTTCTCCAGCAGACAAACGGGTACTGCCCGTGGGCGTAGTCCAGAAGCTCAAAGTAACCCCACTTGTCACCGACTTGCGGACAGAAAACCGTATAGTAAACGCCGGGGATACCGTCGGAATCGACCGCTTTTTGATACGCATAGACCACCTCAACAAGGTTTTCCCTATCCATGAAACCATTTTTCGGAAGCCCCATGTTGTAGGTGTAGTCAGCGTAGTTGCTGAACCGGCCCATAGTGTTAATCGCTTCTTGAGCCCACTCCTCATCCCAGTCGTCGGTCTCAACCTTCTGCATGATCTCAATGGAGGTCATGTAGTGCCTACGGAAAACAACACGGGCACTCTGGATGTCGGTGGTCTCCGGAGGAAACGCCAGCTCATCATACGGTGCCAAGGCCGCGATCATCGGCTTGTTGGTCACCATCGTAGGCACTGGGAAGTCGCACTCGCCCTCGTCGCGCAATTCCTTGATGGCCTTGATGGCCCGGCGCTTCTTCAGGTTCGGAAAGGCAGCAAGCAAGAGTTCCGCGGACTGATCGTCGGCCTCGGGATTGGCAATGAGGTTCGGCAAATCGGCCAGCACCGAGCCTTGAGGCGATTGAGCGGCCAATGCCACGATCTGATCCATCGTCAGGTACTGCTCTTTCTGACCCATCTCCTGCTGCCAAGTGACGTGTACCCCGGTCCAACCGTAGGTCCACAAGTACTGGGAGAGCAGCTCGACCTCACGGGTCAAATCCGAGTACATCTTGGAGTTCACAGCCCAGTCCATCAAGTTGTGCGCGGTAGCCGCCTGATCGACCGTGGTCACATTGCTCGGTACAACTCGCAGCATCGAACGCCAGAAGGCAGTTGAGCACAGATCAACAAGCCCGTTGATTACCTCGTCAGCCAGCGGTATTCGGGTGTCACTAGCACCATCCCACGGGAATGCCGGCTTCTGAGCGTTGGACGCATCGTTCCATTTCTTTCCGTCTCCAGTTTGCCCCGGCCAGCGGCAGTACCGCGTGTTCTCAATACGCTCCACACGACTGCCGATGCCATAGTCGGTGGCAGCACGCTGTAGCTCCTCGTTCAGCGCACTCACATTGGGTGAGTCGCCAACAGATGCCATCACATCATTCGCCGTCTTGTATGAATCGCCTTGCATAGGGTCAAAAATTAGTATCCACCGCCGCCGCGGGTATCAAACCCCCCATTGCCCACGTAGGCAAGGCCGGAGACCAAGAGCATCCCCAAGCAATCAATCGGATCCTTGCTCGCTCCCTTCTGCCCGTCGCGTCCTGTATGCTCGCTCAAGGCATACGTCAGGTTGGAGCAGTCCTTGGTGATGTATAGGCTCGGCTCGTTCAATGGCGTCAGTGGTTGCGTGGCATCGTAGGACAACAAGCTGTTGATCGCTGACGTGCGCTGGTCTACGGGCACGCCCGGGGCAGGTACGAAGGCCATAGGCTCGTCCAGTGGGTTATCCGATTCTGCCAGTAGGTCGATCAGGGTAGTCCCGCCTTGCTCCGACAGTGCCGGGCTACCGCCAGCCTTAGGATCAATCAGGCGCATCACAGGCTCGCCGTAACCAAGCTCGGCCTCAATGGTCCTGAATAGGTTACGGTACTCCGATATCGACCGGCCAGCATCCAGAGTCTGCGCAGGTCCAGCCTTACCGTCAGGCTTCTCACTAGGCAGCACCCACTCGCCGTAGTTTGAGAAGTCGGGGAACTCCCGCACCACGATGCGCTTCCCATCCTCGTAGGCCAGTAGCCACAAACAGAACCAGTTACGTGCGCCTGCAGGATCGCACACCATGTACAGCGTACCCCCGGCAGGCACCTTGTCGCGCTCGATGCAGTGGATATCCGGCCTGAACCTAGCGAAGGCCTTGCCTATGTTGTCCGAGGCCCACCCGTAGGCCCGGGTCAATATCTGGCCCATAGGCGATGCCACCAGCTTCGACTTCATTTCATCGAAGGGGTTGTAGGGGTTGTCCTCGGAGAAGAAGAAGCACACGCGCCGATTGGTCTGGGCCTGCACCATTGTGCGAGCAGCCTTGCCCACGGGCCACGTAGGAAGCGCCTGCTTGCTCTTGAGCAACTCAGCTTCGTCAAAGCGGGTAATAGCCGAGCCAGCGGTGAACTCCTTATACACCGATGCCACGCCTTCAAGCGGTGTCTGCGTCACCAAGAGCTTGCCGCGGCGGGTAATCAGTCGATACCGGAGCGTCTCAACCCAGCTCTGTGGCACCAACTCATCGCACCAGATCAAGTCGGCCTCGCGGCCCTCAATCGTGTTCTCGCTCTGCGTGTAGTTCAGGAAGTCGCACCGGGAGCCATTAGGCAGAATGAATGAGCCATCTGTGAAACCATTCTTTCTGCTGTAGTTCAAGTAGTGGATGCGGCCCTTCTTGGTGGCTCGTAGTGCTACAGGTAGATAGTTGTATATAGCAGGTTGCTGTACAGTTACGCTAGTGGCATGGCTAGTGTGACAGCATAGTACACTAGCGTTCTCCTTTTCCAATAGCGTTTGCACAACACGGCGTGCGGCCCAGAGTGTTTTGCCTGCGCGGTTACCGCCGGATATAAGTAGCTCCTGAGTAGCGCCAAACTCGGAGTTGGCTACTTCCCAGTGGTCAGGAATGAAGCCGTAGGTGTACGGATCGGCTTTCTCAAGCAGTACGAGCTGGGTGCGCTTGAGCTTCAACTCAAGTGCCCGGGGGTGCTGTGCGTCGACCTTTGGTATGACGGGGTGCTGTGGCTGCTCGTTCCACCACGCGTCGTTGCAGGCGGTGGAGCAGAACTTCTTCTGCTTGGGGCCGATACGGGCCTTGATGATGTCGAATGGCTTAGAGCAGGTGAGGCAGAGGTTGGGTGGTTGGCTCATTTCTCAATATTTTTCG